GTTGTGCGTTACTTTTTCCTATCAAAACGGAAACCAGTTTTGATGGCACCATCGGTTGCTCATTGATTTGAGCTAGGCGATGTGTTGAGAAGTCTGTGGTTTGGCAAAAGTGGTATTTAAATATACAATGCTTATTAATTTATGCATACTGCCGCAAAGACTTCAATTAGCTGACAGCATGTATCAAAACTTTGATATATACTAGTACGGTTATACCATAAATGGAAAATTTAAGGATGGACATAAGCCTCATCTGTAATTCTTAGCTTGAGATTAAATTGAAAATGAAATGGTAGACCCGTTTGAACATATGTTAGATTATATCTTACATGGTTGAAGCTACACAATAAACGATCATATATGTATGACAACTGAAAGCGAGAGTTATTAGGTTCATATGTGGTCATGCGTCCAGTTCAATAAAGCTGTTGAACCGATGCATAAAAGTTGGTCGTTCGAAATATGTAAGTCAATCATTCGAGAACGACGTGTGCACTGCCCAGTGCTAAAGGAGCCCAGAGCTACCAAGGGTGGAACCGTAGGGTGGGGTCGGGAGGTCCTGTCCAATCGCGGTGGGAAGCGATTTCGTAAAAACTATTAGTGTGACGATGCTTTTAGTTAACGCCCACGTAAAGTGGAAACGTTGCCATATTGTTGCTGAAACAAACAAAAATCCTAGTGGATCGGGATATGCAGATCCATACCGTCCGACAATCCGGTTTAGAGATTGTCCAGGTTTCACAGACGTAGAGTCTGTATGCCGTCGATTAATTCGTAACATGTCTCATGAGTTGAGAGGTAATATGTGGGGAATTTTCGATGAAGAGGATATTATGTCTCGTGTGCCTATACATTTTGCCGTGGCCGAGACTCAATTACCTAGTGACATTCATCGTCGCCATTTAATATTCACCACACTGCTTCGTCTTTTGACTAACAGTATGGTGGATGTTGTGCCCAGAGCAATCGATGACTATGGGGTGTACGAGTGTAGAGGAGTTAAGAGAGATAACACCGACTTACACATGGGTACATCATATTGTGAACCTGGGGCAGCCGGGTTCTATATTCCCACAGTCGAAGACAAGGAGGATGAATTGGACGACACAGAGGATATGGAGGTTCCATCCTCGGGTGACTCAGAGTATTGCAATGAGCAGGATCAGATAGAAATATTTGAAACATGCACTTGCAAACGCTTCAAGTCATCACTAAACGGGAGCCATGGTGAGTACACAGAGAGTGATGACGTGAAGAAGACTCAAAACAAGAAGAAACCACAACAACAGCTAAAAAAGATGGCTAAGAAAGTGGTGAAACGTGTTGCTCGTGAGTCAGCTATTCAAGTCGCTGCGACTTTTGTACCCGAACCAATCGCACGCTATGCTTACAAAGCTAGTTCTAAGTTGATTAGATCCGTAGTATCTAATAGATCAACTGAGAAAAAACTAGTCTTGTCAGGTGTGGCATCAAGTTATCTGATGAGTCATGTGAGACCATTTGATTCCAGAGTTTCGCAGGTGTGTATACCAAGACCACCTGCGACAAGGAGTTTTAAGGTTACAGGGTTTATCAGGGGGACTGGGGCCATTGGTGGTAATGGGGTGGGGTTTGTTGCTATAGCTCCATGCTTAAGCAATGATTTACCTTGTCTGTATTATACCACTGGAGCTTATTCTCCTAGCTTCACATCACAGCCACCTAATGATTTGGCTCCAGGCAACACCACTAGTGCAAACGGTGGTACGTTGTATCCTGCTAATCTTGACATGATCAATCTTCCGTATTCATCTGCTCAACTTAGCAACCCTGTGACAGGAACTACGACAGCAATATCTGGCCGTATTGTGTCAAGTTCACTCAGGGTTTTTTATACTGGCACTACTCTTAACGAGGCAGGGCAGTATTTTGGGTACAGTGATCCTGAGGGTACAAATGTGTTGGGGGGGGCACACACAACCATTTCAGCAGGTACTGGTTACACAACTGGAGCATTAGGACAAAAAGATGCTACAGAGATCATTAAGGTGACCAAGAATGCGGAAATGAGGCTGATTCGTCTTGGAGTAGATCCAAACATGGATGATTATCCCAGAGCCAACAACACGACGGCTCGTAAGAATTATCCATTTTGTGCAGGTGAGGTTTATACACTAGCCGGAGTCTCCGATTATGGTGCAGCAAATGCTGTCGTCATGATTACGGGGATTGCGCTACAACCTTTCTACTTTGAAATGATAACCCACGCGGAGTACATTGGGCCTGGTGTGACGCAAGGTTTACTGAGTGAAACTAATAGCGATGCTGTTGGTTACGACGCGGTAAAGAATGTGTTGAACCACGCTCAAAGGGAGGTTGCCACGAATCCACGTCTGACATTTGAGAAGTGTCTGGATCAAGAGATGAAGAGACAAGGCATCTCCATGGGGAATGGACAGCGTAGTGTGGACTACTAGGGGGGGTGGGTAGATGATTGCGTGTCATCTATCCTCGGTAGCTCGGAACCGGAAGTGGAGCTTTTCTTTGTTTTTCTTAAAAAACAAAGCCTAATGATGGACATCATTGAGTTTTTATCTGTAGTTGAGTTCCGAGAACAACTGTTGATGAGAACAAAGTTAGCTGTAATGCTGACATTCGGTGTCGTACAGGACTGGGTGATCTTCTTGTATGATTGTGTGGTTTGTGGAATGGGGATGTGCTTGTTGGGTTGGATTTGTTCTCTTATTGTTCGTAGTGGATATAGAGTTAACCAGCTTAACGGGAATAACGGTGAGGCTACCAATGGCGATGATTTAGATCGTGGTCAGTTGGACAACGCTGCACAGTTTCCACCTCTGGACACAAAAGACAAAAGGTCATCGCGGGGACAACACCATAGCAAGAAGAGGGCTATTGGTCGTGAAGGCTCAAACAATGAGAACGCGGGTAGACGTATGTCTGACAAGGGAAAAGGCGATAAAAAAGAGCCAATCCAAGTCAAAAAAGAACGTCCATCTGAGAAAGTCATTTGTATGGGGATTGAGGAACCTTTTGGTTGGGATGGTAAAGAGTGCTATTTCAAAAGAGGCTTCAATGACTGCACGAACAAAGGCGGGAAAGTCTTCAAGCGCTTATGTGCTAACTCGCTTTTAAACAAGGTTAAAACGTCCGGGTTGGGTTTCATTGAGGTCTTCACAGATGTCAATGAAACTGATGATTTACGTTTGGTGACAGTTCTCAAATCTCCTTGGTCTCACGAGCGTGTAGACACTACTTTCGTCCACGAAGGTATGAGGTTTGAGCCATCGCTATACTACGTGTTTCAACCAGCACTAGAGATGCTAAAGAAGAAGTTTTCCTCAACTCTAATCAGTGAGAGTATGGTGAACGGAATGTTAGCGGCTCTAAACCGGGAGTTTGTGACACCAGATGAAATGTGTCTATTGCCGACTATTAGTTACTATGTACATGCAAGTCACAAGAAGAATTTCTTGATCAGCAGAACAAATGTTAGTAGAACTAAGGTTGTTACAATGGATCGTGAGTCTGAGAAGTACATGTCTGTATTGAACCTCGCTAGAAACAATGAGTGTGTGGTTCGGTTTGACAGCATTGATTGCAGTGTGAAGGACAAGTACCCAGGCCGGGATGATTGTCTAGTTACACGCTTCAATGATGGTGAACGAACCTGCTGGTCAGGGAATATTGAGACTCAATATTCCGCTGATGACCCAACATCATACCCACATTTCTTGTATAGTGAGGAAGATGCTAATAGTGGTAAGTATTATAGGAGTCAGTTTCTTAGTTTTGATTCCAATGATACTCAACCATTTGTAACATACTCTGTGAATGCTCACAACGCCAGCAAAGCCCTTAAGAGAATGGCTGGAGCTCGTGAGACTCACAAGTATGACCACTATTTGTCATCTTTACAATACAGTGCGTTTGCCGAAGTGCTGAATCGAAGTTATGGTGGGAAAGAGTTTTATGATTCTAACCGTGATTTCTTCAGCATCGGCAGACTTGAACCTCGTTTTAAGAATGATTTGTTTTCCAAATGGATTGTTGGTCCACATAAGTGGGATAAACAACTCCTAGTCGAATCAGAAGTCTTATTCGAGGATACACTCAACAGGCGTGTTACTTACCTTGATCCTTACCAGGAGAGACCCAAGGCAGGTGTTGTTCCCGTTTTTAACTCTACCCAGGAGTTATTAAGACGGATGGAAATAGAAGGAATGGGTGTTAATGAAAAACTTTATTCAGGAGAGTTAGCATTTAACACGTATTCTGCATGGGCCAGTAGTCTCTACGCAACAGAATGGGATGATGCGGCTGAGATGAGGGATTGGATGCACTGGGAACATGATGGACTCCCAGTATACCAAGGCGGAGCTTATGAACTTAATTTGGTTCATGAGCGAATGGCAGTTGGCTTTGCAACTCTGAATGGTAACCACCGTTTGGGCAAAGTTCAAGCTTACGCTGAGGATCATCCAAATTGGATCTATCTAGAGGGGTGGCAGAGGTACCTGACATTCCTTGATTGTGAATCAGACCGTTCTTGGCATGCAAGCATCTCGCATGTCAAGAAGAAATTGAGAGAGATGTTCGTTAGTTCTGAGGTTGTACATACTCCTACAGACATCATGGTGAAAGCTGTGAACGCTAAGGTGAAGAAAGAATTTGCTAAATATGGCAAGGTTCCACGCCTTTTCGTCACCTATGATGCTGGTTGTATGTATGCCAACGAGCTTCCAGAGTATTCCAAGATTTGTCTTGATGGCACTTACTCAGGTGTGTGCAATGGTGTAACCACGGAGGTTTGCATCTTTGCGAAACCTGGGTCTAATAAGCTAAAAACCGAGCTTACAAATGCGGTTTCAGCAATGGGAAGGAAAAACTTCTTAAACATTCTAATCTATTCAGACGACAGCGTCTGGTCAGGGAATGTTAATGGAGTTGACTTCGCATTCAACGTGGATATATCATCGTGTGATTCCGGCAATAAAGCTGGGGTTTTCGGGTTGGTATACATTTTACTGAGTAACTTCAGACAGGATCTTGCGTTGGGTCTTGTCTCTCAGTGCGCAAAAACTATACATTTGGTGAATCCCGAATGTAAGGAAGAGCGTATGGAAGTTGAGATGGCTACCTACTTCGAGGGTAGCGGCACTGTGTTGACCACAATTTTAAATCATGTAGCGATGTACATGGTAGGTCAGGTCGCCACGGTGTTATTTGGGCAAAGACGTCAGTTATTGAGAGATTGGACTGATGTTAAGAAGCTTATTATGGAGTGCGGTGTGCTCTTCGGACATGTCTTGTCTGTTGAGGAGTGCATTGAAGGCTCTAGTTTCTGTCCTGAGAAGATTCAATTTCTCAAACGGTCGCCCATTATGACCGTAGATGGGGATTATATTCCTTGTATGAACTATGGTACGATTTTTCGTAGCTTTGGTTCTGTGGAGGGGGATATGGTCGCCGAGATGGTTGGGTTAGAACCCAAGGACTTTAGTGCAATGGGGTGGGACGAGAGGTGGGATCTGTTTGGTAGCCGAGTGGTGGCCGGACTGATCAATGAACCATCTTCTATTGTTCTGCAGGCACTAAGGCAGCGTTATCCACTAACACCCAAGCGTTTTGACACTTGGAGTGACGTAACTTTCGGAAACGAAAGACTTCAAATAGGTGGATTTGAGATGACTGGTGTTAGTGAGGGTGGAAAGGTCACTCTTGATAACATGAGTCTAACGCGACGGTATGACACGAGCGTACAGGAAATGGAGATGCTTGCGTCCCAAATTCTGGCGTCAAAGTTTGGTGATGTATTCCCAAGCGCAGCCGTGGGGGCTTTTTTCAAGATCGATTATGGTCTCGGTTCCTACTAAAGTGCTATCACTTGACTTCATGTCATACCACCTGTATCATTGCTAAAGTGATACAAATATAAATAAATTTCCATATTGTACAGTATTATGCCAGTTTTGGCCAGATACAATATGGATGCGCACAAGAAAAGAAAC